GCCGCAAAGGCAAAGAAGAACGCAAAAGGACTCAACCCCGGAGAGAAGTATGCGAACTTCCAGGAAAATTTGTATCAGGCACCTGTTGAAATAGACTATATTGACTCTGGGTCCGCTGCCACACTTGCTGTTGCCTTTGCGATTTTTATAGGATACGTTCTTTTGAAGAATGATTGAATGAACAGACTTACAGGTGAAACTCCAAGCACATCAAATAATGTCCTCGGACGTTTTCAAGGTTAAGAAATCTCGGGATGGAGCAGCAAAGGGACGGGAAATCGGAACCCTGGATTCCCTGCATGAACGGTATGTAGACGAACTCCAACAGGGTTCGTCAGATGAATCGGTGCGGGCTCTGGAAACTAGACACGCAGAACTTACCCAAGAACTCTCCGGAAAATTCAGTCCTTTCGTGTTTGAAGATGTCATGCGGCAATCTAGGTTACAGGCAGAACACGATGCGCTTGTACAAACCATTTCGGATGCTAGGGAGAAGTGCGATATCCAAAAATATTATCTGGAAAGCGGAGACCTGATGCTGGATTACTATGCACCCCCTGGAAAGAAGACAACGTCCAAGGTAGATTTTGGATCCAGGATCCCCGGGACATTCGATAAACTGTTTTCCGTGACAGAGATGTCAGCGGGTCCGTCCAAGAAAAAGATGTTTGACGAATACCTTTCCCGTCGTGGTCTGTCCAACGGCTTGAACATCGCCGAGAACGCCGACAATATCAAGAAGATGGCCGAGCACTGTGCACCGTGTAATATTCCCAGGGAAGAGATCACATCCGAAGGTATTCTCGTATGCCCCAAGTGCGGATCGGAAGAGTATGCCCTCGTTGTCTCTGATTTTCCCAGTTTCCGTGATCCGCCGAAGGAGCGCAACAATTATGCATACAAAAAGCAGAACCATCTCAACGAGATCCTGAACCAGTTCCAGGCGAAGGAGAGCACAGAGATCCCAGAAGATGTGATGAATGAAGTCATTTGCGAGATCAGGAAGCGCCGAATCGACAATATCGCTCTCTTGACCGAACAGAATATCCGTGAAATCCTCAAAAAGCTCGGGAGGAACAGGTATTATGAACATGCGGCTCATATCCTATCCCGCCTGAATGGTAACCCCCCACCCACGATTACGCCAGAGATCGAGGACAAGATCCGGGCTATGTTCCAGGAAGTGCAGGCACCCTACCTACTCTACTGCCCCGACGAACGCCGGAATTTCCTGTCGTATTCCTACATTATTTATAAATTCCTGGAGCTGCTGGAGCTGGACGAGTATAAGGTCCACTTCCCGCTTCTCAAGTCCCGTGATCGGCTGATTCAGCACGATACGATCTGGAAGAAGATTTGTGAGTATCTACAGTGGGAGTTTATTCAGTCAATTTGAGGAGATGCGACTCCGATGAATACCATCCGTTCGCCCCGTTATGAATATCCATAATTGACTTGAACGCATACTCATACTTCCTCGCTACATTGAACATGTCGTACAAACGCACGGCACGTTCACGAATGTAGGCCCGATCAAACTTTCCGTCCACGGCCATCTGGATTCCCACGCAGTAATCCTGTAGCGTATGACAGATCACCCCTGTCTTGAACGGTTCCACTGTTTCCGTCTGTGCCCCGTAATCAGGTGTGATAGCAGGGGTTCCGCACAATTGGGATTCTACTGCAACTCCACAAAAGGGTTCAATGAACAATGTGGGAGCCACGAGAGCTTGGAGAGATCCCAGATACTCCCCACGTTCAAGACCACTGATAGGCGGTTTGTAGACGATATTGGGACATACGAGGAACTGTGTAGGGTTGCCCTGTCCGCAAAGAATGAAACGAACATGGGGCATTCGTCGGGCAATTTCTACGACAATGTGACACCCCTTGCCGTCATAGATACGACCAAGGAACCCGACCGTATTGATATGAGGAGTCAGAGACAAGGGCCATTCGACCGAATCAAAGTAGTTGGGGACCACAAACCAGTAATTCTGCCCCCACTTCTTTTCAACACCGAGAACTTGGTGTAGCCACGCATAACTTTCAAAGATCCTGTAATTACGCTTAGAATCATTGTATCCGATCCCGCTCTCACATACAATCATATCGAGCCCATCAAGGGCGGCATCGTGAGATGCTCCGAACGGAATGCAGACAATATCGGTCTTGGTGCTACGATAATTTTCTTGGAGCAGGGGGCGAAGACGGGCGTTGAATTCCCTGTAAAGAGGAGTAGACCAGTTGGCCAAAGCTCCAATGAATGAATTGTGATCATTCAGGTGCTTGACAACGTCTGTGTGGGGAATGTCGGGATTGAGTTGTTTAAAGGACATGACTCGCAGTGTATCCCATTCCTCACGGGTCATGAGTTCAATATCCTTTGTTGCATTGGTCTTAGCTCCCTCCACGCCGTAATGATAGACTTCAAATCCCCGGGACATCATCATCCGGGGAAAACGAAGAACTTTGCCAGTATACGCACAATGACTGAACTCATTCGTGGTAATCGTATGCGGCAGTCCCAAAATGTGGAGTCGGATTGTTGATTCCATTTACATACTGATATCATGACATACGTAAATGGCGGGAAATGGGGTATCGTTCATTGTCCGTGTCCACAACGAAGAAGCTACGCTAGAGAAGTGTGTGCGGTCGCTCGCAGGGGTCAACTTTCGTCACGAGATTGTTTTGATCCTTCATCGGTGCACCGACAAGAGTTCTGATATCGCAATGACTCTAGCACTTGAGAACGACAACGTGCGAGTTCTGACCTACGATAATGCCGTGTCCAGGGCAGGATATGAGACTCTAGCCACAGATGTTGATTCTCCGCACAGTTTTATTCAGTATTCAAACTGGTGTATCCAACAGGCGAAGTATACATGGGTCTTCAAGTGGGATGCGGATTTCGTGGCGTCTACCCCCTTTCTTAATTTCATGAACTCACTCCTCTGGGAGCAGAAGAATATGACCATCTCGGTCGTGGCCAAGAACTCGACAACGAACAACCGTGAAAACTACCTGTGTGGTGGCCCTCGGGTATTTATCAAGCATGTATTTTGGGAGGATAGTCGATTCTCTCCCGGTGCGGAATTCTGGCATTTTACGGATGAAATGTGTATCCATCATGAATCGGAACTAAAAGATCTCAAGGCGTACTGGAAAGAGCCGGCATGGTATCTAACGGAAGATTCCGACGAGGCTCGGCTGGTCAAGAGCCGCATTGACCGTCTGACGGCCGACTTCGGCCCAGAGCCTCCAGGTCTAGCCCGGGCATCCAACCCAGAATGCGATCCTATTTTCAAGGCGATTGTATCGGCAAACAATTGTAAGGGTCCAGAGTATGTCAACATGTTCAGTTGAAAACGGAACGACTTAGAGATTGGAAGGACATACAACAAAATGAAGCCCCGTTTCTCAGCCTCCGATGTCGCATCTCTCCTTGGTCTAAATCCGTATCGTAGTAAGAATGAATCGCTCCTCAAGGTTCTTACTACGATGCCCAAGTTCAAGTCGGTGATTCTGGGTGTCAAGGATACGATGGGGGCCAAGACGGATAACGAGATCGTGGCCCAGGCGAGCGGTCCGGCTCTCCAGGCTATGTGGGCGTCGGTGGATATGGCGTGCGGGGCTACCTCTGACTATCAGGTGGAGAAGGCGATCACGACATTCAAGCAGACTCATATTCGGCAGGTTGTTCAGGAGACGCTGGAGGGTAAGCGGATACCTACAACTCCGGCACTCCAGGAGGCCGTGGCCCGTGTGATTGCAGGGCAGATGGATGTTGCGACGGAGACTGCTCTTCTGTGTGCGAACCCCGAGGTGGCTACCAAGATCGAGCAGACGCAGGAGCACCAGGCTCTAGCCAGCGAAATCCAGAAGCGGCGGGGGACTCGGCTGGAGGATAAGGCCGAGAACAACCACGCAGCGGCTACGGGCATTCAAGTCACGGACCGTAATACGTTCGTGGACTTTGAGTGTGATTCTTACCGTCTCATCGGGTATCTGGACGGGATTCAGGGGGATAAGGTCGTGGAAACGAAGAATCGCAAGCGCTTCTGGACAACTCCGCCAGCGTATGATTTCATCCAGCTGCGGTGCTATATGTTCATGAAGGGTAAGCGTGATGGCGTGCTTCTTGAGAACTTCCCTGGTCGTGGTCCCAGGACAACGGCTCTTCCGTGGGACGATGAGGCGTGGAACCTGATTCACGAGGGTCTCTGCAGCGTAGCCAGCACGATTGCGAATGTTACGGAAGAGGATGCACACTCACTTGCGCAGTCGGTATTTGCGACGATGAAGAGTTAGAGGGCGGGATCTACGAGTCCGGGACCGAGTCTTCCGACCTCCCCGCTTCAAGAACAGGGACCGTCCGTTGTAGATAGAGAATAGTGTCCCCGCCTTAATAACATACGTCCCGCCAGCAGCAAGATTGACGATCCTGTTGGACTTGAATTTTCCTTGTTTGGTGAGTTCCCCGGGAAAATCCGCCGTAATCGTGATTTCCGACTCTTTTATCAGTTGATTCGGCACAAACTTCCCTTCGCCTAGTTCGTATACTGCCATTATGTATACTGGCGAAAATGGATCGCAGCCATCTATGGTTGGTTTGGAGCATCTACAACAATAAGAATGAACAGACTACTCCATACCATCTTTCTCGAGAACAAGGACAACAGGAATCTCTGGGACACGTTTGAAGGCGAGTGCCAGAAATTCTACAATGAACCGGCACACAGCTTCACGGAAATGCGAGTGCGGGATAACAAGAAAGTCCGGGGAGATATCTTTGAAGAGTTCTGCGTGCTCTACCTGAAACACATCAAGGGATACGACGACGTGTGGCTGCTGGCTGATGTCCCTGACACAATCCTGGCAGACTTGGGAATGAAGCGTCCGGATGTGGGCATTGACCTTGTTTGTCGTCGGGGAGCACTGTATTCGGCAGTCCAGTGTAAGTACAAGAAGCAGGAGACGAAAACGAAAATTGTAACCTGGAAAGCACTGTCCACCTTCTATGCCCTATGTATGCGAACTGGACCCTGGGAGAAGTATATTGTGATGACCAACTGCTCATTTGTTCGGCACATGGGTAAGAAATCCAAGAAGGATCTGTCGATCTGCCTCAAGACGCTCCAAGGTATCACCAAGGCACAGTGGATTTCTATGTGCGGAGTGGAAGGGCACAAGGTGGTGGAGGACGCTCCAGCGCCGGCACCACTTCCTAAGACGGAGGAAGATGTCCGCCAGGCACGATTGAAATTCTTCGGTAAGATATAATGGTGAGCACGGTTCCTCCTCCTACTCCTGGGTCCACAGTACCGCCTGCGTCCAGCTCTTCGACCTCTCCGGGTGCTGTTCCCGCCGACCCGAAAGGTCCCGCAACTCTTCCACCAGGATCACCTGGCGCTGCGGTTGCGACAAAGACAAAGGAAGGTGCAATGGCGACTGCTCCGACGGCTCAGCCTGGAGCTGATAAGCGGTGGACGGTAAAAGCCATTGTTGCTGCGACAGTTGCCGGTCTATGGATTCTTTTTGGACTGGTTGGGTTCGTCATGTCGCTGATATGTTTCGGATACTCGGGATCTTTAGGCGAGAAGATTCTTGGAATTGTGATTGCCCTAGTGCTAGGACCCTGGTATTTCCTCTACTATTTCTCGAGCGGAT